CATTCTGCTCATGCCTTCTCCATATCGGGCCACACAATGTTCGAACATCTGTGTTCCTTTCTTGATTTCCCTCTTGGTTGGCTCCTGAGCCACTTGCTTTCCAGCAGCATCATTGTCCTCGTCTGTTACGATTCCGAGCAGAGAGCTCAGAGCATATCTTCGATAGTAAGTAATCGCAGAGCCGTCAGACTGGAACTGATTCATCCCTTTGAGCATAACTCCCTCGGGTATCTCGATGCTGGAGTAAAGCTTCTGCTCCGTCTCGATATAAACGAGAAGCGTGGTTACCGATCTGCCGTCCATCGGCTGAAGTAATACGAGGCCATGCTTCCTCAGAATCGGGTCAATGATTTGCATGATGGTCGGAAGGTCAGCGTACTTGTATCCGTACCCCTGAGCTCCCTTGTTAATTGCTGGACAGTCCTCCTGAAATCGAGAGAGTGCAGCGTAGATATTATCTGTCTTTTTTTCCATGATTAGACTTAGTTAATGAATTGAGTTAATGGTTCGTAATTGATTCCGCGTTCACGTAGAAACTCGGCAGTAGTTCGGTAGATGCGCTGGGCATCAATTCGCCTGTTCGGGCGATAGTTTGACAGGCAATCAACTACGGTACTCCTCGGATAGCCTGACCTATCCGATACTGCCTGGATTCCTCCGCTTGGCAGCATCTGAAGTACGCTCTTGAAATCTTGATGTTTTTCCATTTCGCTAAGATAACAATTGAAAGACAAGATTAAAAGCTGATTGTGCAGCGTTCTCGTAATAAACTGGCTGATCCTCATCCCAGTCATCCCATAGTTGAGAGTCATTGGTTGGCTCTGAGCCGATGTGCTTCTCTCCGTTGATGGTCATCTCGTATACTATCCGATATGATGCGCGGCCTCCTCTCTTGATGCTTATGTAGTGCAGTTCTACTCCTTCCGGAAGCTCGATGTTGTGGTTTGTGTAGTTCATTAGATTACAGACTTTTGAATGGTTACGTTGTCGATGGTGATGAAGGTGAACTCGTCATAAGGAAGCTCGAGGTCTGTGCAGATGTCAGCGAAGTCAATGCGCTTGAGAACGATGTTCGTGTCTGCATCCGTTTGAAGTGCCATATAGACCAGCATGAATACTGGCTTGTTCTTGTTCATCATTGTGTCCTGATAGGTTGCCAAGTAGCTCAGGAACTCTTTTCTTGTGTACTCTTTTGTTTCCATTGTTTGAGATTTGCGGAGATGGCTCTCCAGGTTATTTTTTAATTGGTTGAGCAGTCTTGAGGAGCTTGCTCTCTTCCTTGTAAACTTCAACGATCTGCTCACCAGTTGAATCGTCAATGTAGTAGGTGATTCCGTTGATGGTGATAAATACTGACTCTGCACTTCTGATGTCTATTTTCATAGCGTTGTTTTTAATTGATGCCTCAAACATACACATTTTTGTCATTATGACAATACTTAGAGCAAACTTTTTTTCTAAGTGCTTGATAATCAGGGAGAAAAATTTAGTTAGCGGAGAAGTCGAAGTTGCGATCAGCTACCATTCCAGCAAGAAACTCCTCGCAATTGACCGACGCATTGAAGATCACATCCATCTCATATCTCATCTGTCGCACCTTCCAGTATAACAGGCCAAGCATCACAACCGAGCAGAGCATCAGGATTGAGAGAATTATCAGCAGGATCGAAATAATTGTAAGGAGTACGCTCATAGGATTGAGTTGATAACGGTATGACCTCCGATGATAACTGCACAAGCAATCGCTGGCTTCTTGCCTCTCTTCGCGTAGGCAAATGCGTACTGATCCGCATCTATTCCACAACCGACCTGAGTCCCGAAGATCACTCCTCTGTTCGTTGTGTAGTGTTCGGTATAGCATTGCGTATGCAGATGACCTTGAACCGTGCTCTGCATATCAGCTCGACACTTGGTTCGTGCCGTTCCTCCCTCACCGTGGACATATTGAACATCATCGTATTCCACTCGGTCGGAGAATGTCCATCCGGGAGCGCTGAGGACTTCGGAATATGACTTTATCCAAGCCCTCGGAATCCCACCTGTGAACGCTTTCCTTGCTACCATCCTGTCATGGTTTCCAATAATCACATCAGCAACTGGAAATGTAGAAACCCATCTCTCCAGCTTCTTGATAGCCAGCTCCAACTCATCTCCTCCTCCGAGTCCATCTGCATCAGTCTCGTGATAACTGGAATAATGGTTGTCGATGATGTCTCCTATAAAGATGACGTTGGTGCAGTTCCACTTCTGATAACTCTCAACACAATGATTGAAGTATTCCGGCAGAGAAAAAGGCTCGTGCAAGTCTCCTACCACAAGTATCCTCCTTTCCTGACTCGTCAAGTTATTGAAAGCAGCCAGCCGCTGACCGCTTAACCTCGGTCTCTGTTCAGTCGGTTTGCGCATGAAGCAGTTTAGCGAACTCAGGATCCAGCTTCTCAATCTCAAGTAGGTCAGACTCCCAAGCTCTATCTGCTTCCATCCTCTCCTCCTTCGTGGAGCTCTTTCCGAGATTGGCCTGTCGGCTTGCGTTTCTTCTTAAATACCTATCAATCTCTTCGCGCACTCCTTGATTATCGTGATATGTCATAGCTGGTAGCCTAATAGTCCTGTGATTTGATGGTTTGTACTATATCCGTAGTCAACTCCAAAGATAAGCCTCTTGCGGAAGAGCATCAGGCCGCCTCCGATGGCTGGACCCGTTACTCCTTTGAAGTTGGTCATCACCCCTCCTCTTGCATATACTCCGAACCGCAACCTCTCTGCTGGAGATTGCAAGCTGATCTGCAAGTTCTCACTTCTGTTCTGATAGTTGCTCCATGAGACTCGGACTTCTGACTCCTTGAATGTCGCAGTTGTATCGTAATTGAGCTGCTCCGAGAGCCATGTCTCTACAATGCTCACCGTATCAACCAACAACAACGTATCTAAGACGCGTTCAATCTTCTGAAGTGTTATGGTATCAAATCGAACAGAAACCTCACGAGAGACATGCCTAACCGTGTCGGTTTTCCAGCGATCCACATATTCAACCTGTGCAACAGGCTTCTCGATTGTAATTGTCTCAGGAGCTGGAGCGTTACATCCACGAGCACCGAGCAACAATCCGACCACGAAGGCCACGATCAGAGGCCAATACTCTCGGATGATTGCAAGGGATAAGCTCATTCGCTCTTGAGGCTTTCCATTTTTCTGATCGCCCACTCAACTCCTTCATCTCCTCCCCACGCTAACCACATCAAACGACCGCATCCTTCTCCGAGCTCCCTCTTCGAGTTCCTTTTGTGCCTGATAAATGCAGCCATTCTCTCGATTGTCTCCAAGCTGATAGGCTCTCTGTTGGCTAATTGGTTGGCTCTTGCTTTACCTACGGCAGTTCCGCAACCTCCCCAGCCGTTCTTCTCTGCATATCTCAGAGCTCTCTTCGCGTTCTCAGATGCCGCCTTCGGATAGTCCGTGTATGCCTCTTGCATCCTCCATATTTTTTGCAGCCTCTCAAGCATTGTTCCACAATTTAGCCTCTTCGTCTCTTCTCGTAGTCAGTCCAGCGAGCACCTTGCCTCCAGCCTTGTTCCATCTCCGGAACTCATTTGGTATGTTTTGATTTTCAGGGCCGCGATTGATGAGTTGGAGCAAAGTGCTCCTCTTCAAGTTTCCGATTCCTAAGTTATAGGTGAACGAGATGAGAGCTGCCTCTTGATGGTCTTGAAGTTTGTGCTTAACAACTGACCGCACTTGATAAGCTACCTCCTTGATGTAATATAGCAGAATCTCCTCCGCCCTCTCTCGGTCAATGCTGCAATCATCCATCGCAACTTCGTCTCCATTCTCGTAGCGAGTTGATCCGTAGCCTATTGTCGGGATTCCTCCAGGGCAACGATAAGGCTCAGGCATGAACCCCTCATATTTTTTGATGATTCTTGCCGCCATTTTGAGGCTGATGCTTGTTCTCTTTTTCGCCATTACATTTTCCGTTCATGCAGTCGCACTCCCTCGGATAGAGAGCACAATATTTATCACTTGACCTTGCAGCGATTCTCCCTAATCTCTGAACGCATTTCGGTCAATGCTTTCGTGTTCTCTCCGATCACCTCTGCGAACTTGTCTACGTGATCATTGTTTGCTGTAGACCATTCCTTCCGTTCCTCTCTGTGAATATCTGTCAGCTTGTTAAGGTAGTAAACCAATACCGCTAAAAATATTCCAGCTATGCCGTAACTCGCAAGTGCTTCAAGTATCGCATCCATGTCAATTCTGTTCTAAAAATTCAGCAGCCTTTGCCGCATCCTGAAATACCGTCCAGTTATCTAACTCAGGAAGCAGGTCACCCGTCCATTCTAAGCATCTGAACTCGCTTTTGCTTGCGGACAGAACTACGGAGTTCACTTCATAATGAGATAGGGTTATGCTGCTTGGGTCGTAGTCTGCCTCCGCTATAAATGCCCAGCTATGCTCTGTACTTCTAAATGTCATGGCGTATCAGTTGTTACTCCGTAAGGACTTACG